GGCCTATTAAAAAATATGTTAGTGCTTGCGTATGTTACGTTTGGGGAGGAGAAGTTGTATTTTTTACCAACCATTAACCCAGTTGTTGGCACGGTTAGTGTGGCTGCGTTTGTCCTGGTCGAGGTATCAATGCCGTTAAACAGTGTGTTGGCGGGGACGGTGATCGTGGCGCTTGTGTTTAGTCCGGTATTTTCAAGGACCGCCGTGTCCTGCGGGAGGGGGAAGTTGTCGGCGCTGACGGACCCCCCACTGCCAAGGGCCCAGGCCGCGTCGGTGTAGTTTCCTCCGGCCGGTTGGTTCCAGTACACCGTCTTGGGCGCGTCCGTGGTTATGTTTTGGTTTCCTCCCAGGTCGCCTATTCTTGTACCCGTAAACGGGGCCGCGGTACCGGCGGCGATGATGTTGCCAAACCCGGCATTTACCAGCGTGACCGATGGCGAGGATATTGTCACCCTCTCGGTGGCGGATTGGGGGTCGCCTACTATTAGGACCTGGGCCGCGGCCGACGTTGTCCTGGCAATAAAGCTTGACGTGCAGGTCTGATTGTTTTGTATGCGGAAAACATAATATGCGGTTGTTGTTCTGGTGTTGTTAGACAGGGACAGGGAAGAGAAGGTATTGTTTCCATTTATAATTATAGATGCAACCGATGAATTATTAGTAAAGTTTACCGCGTTGTAGGTTTGTCCTCCTCCCCAAAAACCACCGGTGCCGGTCATGTTAATGGTGGAGCTGTTTCCGGTAAACGTTAAGTTTGTTGGGGCTGTACCTAAATCAAAAAACTCAGACAGCGTCAGCGTGCTTGTTGATAAGTTTACTGTTCTTGTGGCTGACCCAGCGGACGCAAAGCTTAGCGCTGTTAAGTTGTATCCGCCAGTAAAAAAAGCCCCGTCCGTAACGATAAACCTAGAACACGTCAGAGCGCCGGTTAGCGTTGTGGTGCTCGACCCGGTGGTGTTAAGTGTTATGTTGGTGTTTGCGAGCGAGACCCCGTTTGTGTTGATCGTCGAGTTCGATGTGGGGGTTAGGGTTATAGGCCTAGATGACGTGACCGTCAGGTTGGTGGCCGGGAAGGATATACTTCCGGCGATTGTCCAGGTCCCGGTGCCGCTGCTTGCCAGCGTCATGGCCCCGTCAAGCCCGCTCACGGTTATGCTTCGGCAGTTTATTGACCCGCTTATCGTGACCGTGAACGACCCGGTACCGACGTTTGAGTTGACGTTAAAAAACACGTCGTCGGACGTTGTCGGTACGGACGCGCCGGACGAGCCGCCGGACGAGGTAGACCAGTTAGTTGTGCTTGAGGAGCTCCAGGTCCCGGTGCCCCCCACCCAGTAGCGGTCGGCCATTAGCTTTGCGCTCCTGGCGTTGGCACCACCTCCGGACTTGCTTCGGACTGGATCCTAAACTGCTCAACAACACCGAGCCATGCAAGGAAGCGCTGCTCCTTAATGGACTCAATGTCGTCGACTGAGAGAGTGTGGTCTGCTGGTAGGTGGATCGCGTCCCTAAAAACGGAACCGTTCTCTGCCTGCCTCTCAAACTCAATAACAACCGTATCTTCCATACCTAGAACCCAAACACTCTCGATATAAGCTGCCACTTGGCAGACGTGGAGTTGTAAATAAATCCCATGTAGTCAACCCGTGACGAGCCAGACGAGACCGTTGGAAGAGGCAGCTGGGTTGAGCCCTGGAACACCGCGTTAAACGAAAACGTCTGAACGTTTGTCGACGTCAGGCGGATCATTATCTTTTGCCCGTTTACGACCGTCCCGGTCGGTGCGTTGATTGTCAATGTGCCAGCCGCTTGCGTGTTGCTCTGGGTGGCCATGTCCGTGGTATCGGCGTTGACGGTTATGGACGTCGCGTCAGGAACGGCAACGACACGAACTCCGTAGTCTGGCCCCGTGGGCCCCGTGGGTCCGATGGGACCCGTGTCCCCTGTGGGTCCGATTGGTCCGATGGGACCCGTGGGTCCGGTGGGTCCGATTGGTCCGGTGGGCCCCACCACGCCGCTTACCAGAGCAAGAAAAACTTCGTGGTTGTTTGGGAAGTTGGTCGTTCCTGTACCGCCGGAGTCGACGAGGGTGACGGGGATCTCAATGTATCCCGTTTGCATCGTTGGCGCGGCCGAGATTACCCAGGTCTGGTAGTCCGTGCTGCTGGACGCGTCCTGGATAATAATCTGCTCCGTGGCCTGCAGCGTGGCCAGGAAGATGTCAATATCGACACCGTCCTTGTCTATGTGGCTGACGTTAATCTGGGTCGCGCTGATCTGTGTCAAGTTGTTCCAGATCAGGTGTGTCGCGCCCGGGTCGCCGCTGGTTATTGTCGTCTTGGCCTTGTACGGAAAAAAGCTTGACGATGTGCCTTTGGGCCCGGTTGGCCCTATCGGTCCCGGCACGGTGGATGGGTCCCCGGTGGGTCCCGTTGGCCCGGTTGGCCCTATGGGGCCGTTGTTGCCAATCGGACCAGATGGTCCCGTTGGCCCGGTGTCTCCGGTCGGCCCGGTAGGGCCGGGGACAGTCGAGGGGTCGCCTGTGGGACCCGTTGGTCCGGTCGGGCCTGTCGGCCCCGTGGGCCCTGTTGGGCCGCTGGGTCCTGGGTTCCCTATGGGTCCAGTGGGCCCTGTGGGTCCGACCGGGCCCGTGGGCCCAGTTGCGCCCCCGAGTGCCGTGATGTCTGTGACTTGTGTTTGCTTGGTTATGCCGTTCTGGACGACAACAGCAAGCTCCGTGCCGGACAAAGGCCCCGCGACTGGAAGTTGGGATATGGAACGATCGGCCATGGTTTAGTATTGTATGTCGCCAGGCTCGCCCGCGGTCGTAGACTCGGGAGGATCCTGGTCGATGAACATTGAGTCCCCGGCAGCGTTTGGCGCACCCTGTGTGACCAGGTGTCGGTTGGCGATGCCAATGTACTGGTCCGGGCGCGGGTGCCGAAGGGCGATGTTTTCTGTTTGCCTTGCCGGCAGACGCCAGGGGTCGTAGTTATCCACGTCGTCCTTGCAGACCCTCATGCCGGGAAAGTTTGGGTCCGGCATGAGGTCCACGTAGGCAAACTTTCGGTTGCATCGGTCGCAGATAGCGACCGACAGAACCGAGTTACCTCGAGTATCGAGGTAGATGGGCACTTACTTTACCCCGGCTTGTACAACCGTCAGCGTGTCACCCGGAGCCGCGCCGCTTAGGCGAATAGCCCTAAACGGCTGCCCAAGAGATGTGGCGCTGTTGGGCGCGCTGGTTGGTGCCGTGATCCAGGTAAACGTTGGCGCGACGAAGTTTCCGTTTGATACAGGAAACGGGTCGGTCAGCGAGACCTCTACAGTACCCGATCCCGTCTTTGCGTACGAGACGCTGAACGGGGTCAGGTATTGATCAAGCACCACGGCCGAAGTTGTAGTAGAACCCAAAAGGCTGGGCACTGTTACTGTAGTTTGGCGCATGGTTGGCCCCTAATTAAACGGGAGTTACGAGGCCGCTGGCGTCTGATGGTGCCCAGTCCGATGCGGCGGTTGCGCCGACGGCGGTGTAGATGATTCCCGTGGCGTAGTCAACGACCATCTTTCCGGCATACTTGCCGGTGGTGTTGATGGCGTTGGTAATATCTCCGACGTTTGCGGCGGATGCTGTTGGGAGAGCAAAGCTGCCGCCCAGAGTCAGCGAGCCGGACGAGGTTACGGTGCCGGTCAGCGTGAGGCCGTTTACGGAGCCCGTTCCGCCGACGGAGGTCACGGTGCCTGCGCCGTTGGTCGTCCAGCTAAGGGTGCCGGTGCCGTTGGTTGTCAGTACCTGGCCGTTTGTGCCGGCGCCGTTAGGAAACGTGAGAGTCGTGTCGGCCGAGAGAGCGGCCGGGGCCTGGATGGTCAGAATTTTTTCTGACGTGGAGGCGATGCTGATGAAGCCGTTTTGGGACGCTACTGGTCCCGAAAAAGTGGTGCGTGACATTCTATTGTCCTTGCTTAGAGGTTGCCCCAAACCGTCGCTAAGCCGTCAGCCGGGAAGAGATCGGCTGTCTGAGTGGGGCGGGTTTCTTCCTATGTCTACTTATGCAGAAAAGGCAATAAAAAAGCCCCAGAGGGTCACTCTGGGGCTTTGCACTGCCGGGTACTAATTAAACGCCTTGAGTACCGTAGATGTTGCGTGCGTCGTGCCAGCCGGTCGCGTAGCGCTCGGTTGCCTTGTAACGCATGCTGTCGGTCTCAAAGTCACCTTCCATGGATTTCTCCATGGGGCGGCGCATAACCAGCATCAGACCGTTCTCGGCATCGGTCTGCACCCACCATGCCTTGGTAGAGCTCAGACGGGTCACCACGTGGGCGCCCTTCGGGAGCATACCAGTCGACTTGATCGGGTTCAGATCGTTGTCAGCCGTTCCGGAGCGGAGGACAGACTTGAGGATAACCTCAGCCTGGAACTCGAGCGCGGGAGGAACGATCAGCTGCTCTGCCTTCAGACGGATACGCTTGCCGTTGTTGTCAATGGCGGAGCGGATCTGGATGAGCATCTGCTCAACCGAGGTCTGCGACAGGTTGGCCGGGGTGGCCAGGACGTTGCTGTACGTCAAGCCGTTAGCCACGGGGTGTGCGCTGTTGCTCAGCGTCACGCCGTCGCCGCCGGTGTAGCCTGCGGTGAACGCGAAGTTCAGCAGGTTGGCGCACAGGGTCTCCTTGGTCTCAATCATGGACTGAGCCAGGTGTTTGGCGAAGGTGCTGCCGATACGGATATGATCGCCGTCTTCCATCAGAA